AATAATAAGTGAAATAACTATTGACTCGACGATCTCGATAGTTCTTTATCTGTCATATCGAAGCGATTAACGCTTCGAATCTAACCTAAAAAAACACGACCATGAAAGTAACAAACGCCATTAAAAAATTAGAAAAAGCAGGATTCGAAGTTATTAAAGACGCAGCTCGTTATTCCGCTCGTCGCAAAAACGACATTATCGAATTCATACAAAACGGCGGAGGCTCTGATCAAGCGATCTGCATTCGTATTATGAGCGCGAACGATCGCGACGATATGATGACAGATTATTCTGCAGGGACTTACTGCGACAATCTTAGCCAAGCTATCCGACTCGCAAGTTAAAAACTCACACGGGGCAGAGCATCCTACACTCTAATTTTAATCTTCAAAAATACACGACATGACTACTTCTACTAAAATTAAAAAGCATCGCCTATCAGGAGGATTCGAGCCTTCAGCTTACACTTACGTCGAGCAGTTCGACCATCGCCTTAACGAGGCTTACGATCATATCGATGGAACATGTTTCGGCGAGGCTCACGATCCTATCGACGCAGCTTATAACGACGAACTCGAAGCGAACGGCTACGACTGCGAGCATTGCACTCACTGCGGCTCTGCTCTCAAGAGCGGCTCTCTCTATCGTCACACAAGCGGCGAGCTAGTCGTGATCGGTAACACTTGCGTCTCTCGTCTCTCGTTCTCTACTGCGGACGAGATACAGCGAGCGCATCGCGAGAATCGCATTCAGCAAGGGAAGCTTCGCGCGATCATGAACGCGAGCTACAAGTGGCGCATCGTCGGCGAGTTCTTACAGCAGAACTCAGACAAGAGCGATATCATCGCAGACATGCTAAACAAGCTCGCGAAATACTTCTCCCTCTCTCGTCGTCAGATCTCTTTCGCTCGGAAGCTCGTCCGCGAAGCAGACGAAAGAGCAGCAATTAAAGCAGAGCGCGATGCTAAGATCGCGGACGCCGCAGACTGGGAAGACGGACGCTTCGAGATCGAAGGCGAGATTCTCTCCGTCAAGTGGAAGGAGAGTCACTTCGGAGGATCTTACAAGATGCTCGTCGAACTCTTAGACGGACGACGCTGCTGGGGATCAGTCCCTAGCAAGCTCGACGCAGACAGAGGCGACGTCGTGAAGTTTAAGGCTACGTTTAGCAAGTCGGACGACGACTCGAAGTTCGCATTTTTCAAGAGACCTACGGTCTCGAAGTCATAACGTGTAACGTGTAATAGGTTAAGCCTACTCGGAGTCGTGTCCGAGTAGGCTTTTTCGTGTATAAAAAAAGTTAATAATAAGTTAATAAGCTATTGACGACATAAACCGAGTCTGCTTTATTTAGATCATGAGATTAACAAAAAATACAAATATACAGATCCGCAGCTACTGCGAAGACATTCTCGATCAGCTTGATCTAGTAAAATGCGAATGCACTTGGAAAGAGCTTTTTCTCAAACTTGAAAAATGCCGCACGATGCAACTCAGTAAAAGCGAATCGATCGAATCCCTTTGCGCTGCCGATTTCTGCATTACTAAAATGCTTTACCAAATCCGAACTGAAATTTAAATCTTAAACTCGAAGCCTCCCTGCGAAAGTAGGGAGGCTTTTTCGTGTATATTGACAGAGAGGCGCTTTTTAATGGCGTCTACTACTACTACAGCTCAACTCATCGCGATTCGCGATAAGCTTCTAACTGCGATTATGAAACTCGCGGAGGACGGGATCACGTCCTATAGTATCGGCGATCAGACTTTCTCCCTCGCGGACGTCGGAGACTTAATCGCTCAAGTCGAGAAGCTAGACAAGCTAATCGCTCTAAAGGATCGAACTCTAGGAGGTCGAGGTCGCAATCGGATAACGCTGCAAAATTTCAATGGCTAATAAAACTAAAAAACCGAGCAGAGTCTCCTTCGCCTTCAAGCAATTTGTTCGAGCCTTCCAAGGCTACGACGCAGTTCGCAATACTCGCTATCGAGCAAAGCGAGGGAATAATCCTATCAGATCCGAAGAGGTCGAGCTATCTTCGTTCGATCGAGATAAGCTGATTTCGACTTGTCTAGAATTTCGCAGGAATAATCCTGTCGTCGCCTCGCTATCTAGGCTTCGCAAAGCAGACATCGTAGGCAGGGGAGTAATCCCTCAACCCTCGACGGGAGATGACGAGACAGACTCTCGCATCCTCGAAGCATGGAGCAAGTTCGCAGAATCTCCCGAAGCTACGGGCATGATGGATATGCGCGAGATGCAGCAGCAGATGATCGACTCGCTTCTCTTCTACGGCGACTGCGGTCTAGTCGTAGGGAAGGATCAGGTTCAGTTTATAGACGGCTCTCGAATCGGAAACCCTAATGGAGAGTTTACATCGAGCGAGGAATCAGAATTTCAGAACGGCGTAGAGATCGACAATGTCGGGAAGCCTGTTTCTTACGTCGTAGGGAATCGCGTATCAGGGACTCTTAGAGACACGAAGATAATCCCTGCGAGGGACTTTATCCCCTTCCTTCGTCGAATTCGTCCTACTCAATACAGAGGCGTTCCTGAGCTTGCTCCTGTAATCAATACTTTACAAGACTGCGACGAATACGATCGCGTCGAGATGATGGCGGCTAAGGTAAGCGCGTCTCTAGCGGTAGCGGTTAAGCGCGAGAACTCCTACGAGTTCGAGCTTCAGAATCGATTAGACGGAAGCGAGCAAGACGCTCTAGGCAACCTAGAAGAGTTCGAGCCTGGGCGCTTTCACTATCTAGAGCCTGGGGAAGACATTAGCGTAATCGGAGCTAACGGACGTCCGAACGTAGACGGCATTCAGTGGGTCTCCTATCTTCTTCGCAAGGTCGGGAGCGCAGTCGGAATCCCTCTAGAGTTTCTCTTAATGGAGATCGGCGGAAGCTCCTTCTCCGCGTCGCAAGGCGTCGTCCTTCAGTATCAGCAGACAGTCGAGAGCTATCAGTCGGATCTAATCCGAGTAATGAATCGCCTCTACCGTCGCTGGTTATCGCAGCAAATCGCAGCAGGGAAGATTGAAGTCTCTGCGGCGGCGAATCCCTTTACCGTTCGCTGGCAGCGTCCCGCCTTCCGTTGGATTAATAAGGCGGCACAGGTCAAAGCGGACATGGAATACTTCCGAGCGGGAGCGATGTCCCTCGATGACATTACAGCTCCCTTCGGCTACACTGCCGAGGAGGTTCTAATTCGCAAGATGCAGAACATCAAAAAAGCGCAGCAGATCGCGGCAGAGGGCGGCGTCGATTGGCGAGAGCTAATAAATCCCTTCCCTACTTCTATGAGCGCAAATTTTAGCGAGGTTATATCCGACAGCAATGGCGAAGACTTATAACGACTATCCGAAGGCAGCGTCGAATAACGCGAAGCGAGCCTTAAAGTATAAGGACGAGAATCCCGATAATAAATGCGGGACTCCCGTCGGCTGGGCGCGGGCAAATCAATTAGCAAAGCGCGAGAAGATCAGCAGGGAGACAATCGCTCGCATGGCGTCCTTTAAGCGACATCAAAAGAGTAAGGACGTTCCCTACTCGGAAGGCTGCGGCGGTCTAATGTGGGACGCTTGGGGAGGCTCTTCGGGGGTCAATTGGGCGATCTCTAAACTAAAACAAATTGACAAGGAGAAGAAAAGTATGGCGAAAAAATTTGCATTCGGAGTAGAGCCTAACGGCGAGACTCAAGTTAATAAGGAAGCGGGGACGATGACTTCGGTCGCTATGATCTCGGCTGGTCCAGCTCTAGGACATGGGTTATTCGTCGATAAAAAGTCCCTCGAAACTATCGAGGACGAGCTAGACGGAACAAAGCTCCCTGCGTATATCACGCATCGCGGCGCGATCTTCGATGATCGTTTAACTCGCGAGATCGGATTCTTCGAGAATTTTAGAATCGAAGGCGATCGTCTACTCGGAGACTTTCAGGCTTTCGAGTCCTTCCAAGAGGACGACAATAGGAAGTATAATAGGCTCTTCGAACTAGCGGAGAAGATGCCTGAGCGATTCGGACTCTCGATCGTCTTCGCTGCTAACGCAGTCTGGGCAACAGAGACAGGAGACGTCACCTCGGACGAAGCTCCCGAAGATGCTCTCTTCGAATATCCTTCTATTCGCGTCGAGGAAGTATCGAGCGCAGATTTCGTAGACAGTCCTGCAGCAAACGAGCGAGGGCTATTTTCACAGATTGACACTAAACCCACTCATAAGATGACAAAAGCAGAACTTGTAAAATTAAATGAAGAGCTACAGGAGCAGAATAAAGCTCTAGCTCTAAGCGTTACCGAATCCGAAGCTCAACTCGAAGAGATGAAAATCTCTCTAGCGGAGAAGAAGGAAGAGGAACTCGAAGAGGAAGAAACTCCCGAAGTCGAAGAAACTCCCGAAGTCGAAGAAGCTCCCGAAGCCGAAGTCGTAGAAGACTCTGAAGAAGAAGTCGTCGAAGACTCCGAAGAGGAAGTCGTCGAAGACTCCGAAGAAGAAGATCTACGCGACAGTAAAACGTTGCCAGACGCTCGTCCTATGGAGGAAGAGATCGAAGAACTCAAGAAAGAGATCGCAGAGCTTAAAGCTAACCTAGAAGAAAAAGATGGAGAGCTTGAGGAGAAGGTCGCGAAAGAGGAAGAGATGGAGGCTAAATCCTCGGAGCTATCTTCTAAAGTTACAACTCTCGAAAAGCTTATCGAAGGCTCGGAACTAGTCGAAGCCTCTAAGGGTGACGAAGTCTACGAGCCTAGCAAAGCGAGCCGCTCGAAGGTGATCTCCGAGTTCGCTAAAGAAAACAATATTTCTGAGTTCGCAGCGACTCTTCGCCTAGGCAAGGATCGTCCAGAACTCTTTAAAATCTAACCCAAAATATTAATAATTATGTCAGCTACAACTGTTCAAAATACTACTCGCTCTTTCGTAGCAAGCGAAGCTATCGATGCTTACTTGCTCGTTAAAGTTCAATCCGCAGGAACTATCGTGAAAGCGACTGCTACTGCTGCCGAGCCTAAAATCGGCTATACTGTCGCTCCTGTCGCTTCTGGCGAAGCAGCTACTATCTCTCTCATTCACGGCGGCGGCTCTGCCTTCGCTACTGCTGCAGAAGCTCTCTCTATCGGTGACATCGTCTACGGCGACGCATCTGGCAAAGTAAGCGCATCTGGCTCTAGCGGCGACAAGGTCGGAATCACTCTCACGGAAGCAACTGCAGACGGCGACGTCATCGAGGTTCTCCCTATTCACTCTTAATCATTAGAAATTAATTAGATATGAGCTTATACACTTCAGCTACATTCAATCCTGTTCTATCCGAGGCTCTTAACAAGATCGGCGAGAACAAATTCGTAGGAACTCAGATCCTCCCTGTTCGCGATGTCGCGACTAAGAACGGTCAGTATCCTGTATTCGGCGACGATCAGTTCGACCTTAACGCTTCTAAAGTTCGCGCTGCAGGCTCTGCCTTCGCTCGTCGTGACTTCGCATACGGTCAGCAAGACTACTCTTGTAAGCAATACGCTTTAGAGGGTCTTCTTCCCGACGAGGACGCATCGAAAGCAAGCGACGACGGCGTTACAGACGCAGCCGCAGCTATTGCTCAGAAGCTACAGCGCGACATCATGGTAGGTCATGAGTTACGTGCAGCAGCAGCTATGAACAATGCAGCCTTCAACGCTACAGCAGTTACTGCTTCGTTCAACAGTAAGGACACTGCTCTTCCTATCGAGGACATTCAGCTCGCAGTTGAGCGTCTCAACGGGAACGGCTTCTACGATGGTCTCTCTCTTATCATCGAGACTTCNCTGTTCAACAAGATGATNAACACGGACGACGTTCGCGGGATCTTTAACGGNAACGGTCAGTATACTAATCGTCAAGTTATCCTCGACGCTCTCGGCGTAAGCAACATCATCATCTGCCCGACTCGCTATAATAGCGCAGCTAAGGGTAAAGCAGCCGCTCGCTCGAAGGTCTGGTCTACAGGTCACTTCTTCGTCGGTCAAGTAGCAGGCGGCGACTTCGCTAACGGCGGCTTCGGACGGACTCTCTCCTATGGTCCAGACGGCGGCGTATTCAGCGCAGAGACTTATCGCGACGAGCCTATCAAGAGCGACGTAATGCGCGTTCTTAATAGCGTAGACGAGGTTATCATTAACACAAACGCCTGCGAAAAGCTCACAGGCGCGAACGCTTAATCGATCTCGATTCACTTATCAGCCTCTCCTTTAATCGGGAGAGGCTTTTTTGTGTTTAAAAAGAAAGTGAAAAAATAGTGAAAATAGGCATTGACGTCCTATATTTCGTAGTTCTTTATCTGTCATATCGAAGCGAGAAACGCCGAGAATAACCTAAAAAAAACACGACAATGAAAATCACAGCACAACAAGTCTCAACTAAAGCTAACCAAGAAGTTATATACTCCGATCCAGAATTTGCGGAGATGGGTAATCCTCGCGGAGATATCGTTCGTTCAGTATATCGCGTTGTTATCGAGCTAGATGACGGATCTCGATATCTACATCATCGCGGTTTCTCTAATCCTGTAGACGGAGACGATGATCAGATCGCACTAAAGGTCGAAGCTCTCGCGGATCGAGTTGCTAAAGCAGGCGAGATAAATCTAGAGCATTGGTTCGAGACTTACCCATCATACGGATCAGCCGCTTGGCGCGTAGAAGAAAGTGAGCGTCGTCATAACTTCGAGGTCGCGAGTTTTTATGGAGACGAAGAAGGGATGGATCGCTACTGCTAATCTCTCAAAAATATAAACAAGAGCCTCCC